TTTACAAACCTTGGCTAATCGATGGAAATGCGATAAATCTAAGGTCCGGAGGTTTCTCAAACTATTGGAAAGGGATGACATGATACGAATCGAGAACGTAAAAAAAACGACACGGATAACCATCTGCAACTATGATAGTTACCAAATAGAGCGAAACGATCACGAAACGAAGGTGAAACGCAAACGAAACGCAAACGAAACGCAGACGAACCCAAATAAGAAAGAAAAGAATATAAGAAAGAAAGAATTTCAGGACCAGCTCAACCCTTACCTTGAAAAATATGGAAAGGACTTACTTAATGAATTTTATCTTTATTGGACTGAGGACACTCCCAAGGGAAGGCTCAGATATGAAGAGCAAAAGGCCTTTAGTTTGGAAAGGCGATTATTGACATGGGATAAAAACAGTCAAAAATTTGGCCATGACTCAGGGGATAATTTAATGAATCACATTAATAAACAATTAAATGATAATAAAAAACGGAACCTCGATTAATTACCTACTCGATTACAAAAATGGTAAAATAAAACAAGGGCTTTCAATTGGATGTGAGCTGGATAAATTCCTGAGGTTTAAGTTTGGTGAAATGTGCGTGGTTTTGGGACATGATAATGTTGGAAAATCCTACTTTTTTACATGGTATTTTTTATGCTTGGCCTTGTCTAATGATTTAAAATTTTGCCTTTGGAGTGGCGAGAATCAAAAAGGTCAAATAATGAGGGATTTAATTCAAATGTATTCAGGTATCCCATTCAGGCAATTATCTGAGCATGAAATACATTGTCATTATGCTTTCCTGGAACAATTTTTTACATTCGTAAACAATGAAAAAATGTATAAGCCTGAGGACCTGATTAAGATTTTTGAGGATAGCGATGCCGATGGTTGTTTGATTGACCCATTTACCGGATTGGATAGGGACATGAGCTGGGAGGCAAATTATAGGTTTTTAAATGATTGCCGTTTGTTCTGCAACAGTACAAAAAAAGCCTTGTATATTAACACTCATCCAATAAGTCAAGCCGGAAGATCTGGGGCCGTTTATACCGAAGGCGATTGGAAGGGTCATCTCAAAATGCCCATGAAGAGTGAAGTGGAATCAGGCAAGGCTTTTGTCAATCGAACGGATAATTTTTTCACAGTCCACCGATTAACCAGCCACCCCACAATGAGATTTTATACAATGGTATCAGTTGAGAAAATAAAAGACGTGGAGACTGGGGGCAAAATAACCAACCATGAGGAGCCTTTGCTTTTTGATTTTAATCGAGGCTTGGGTTTTTTAATATCAGGAAAAGACCCTCTTCAGACTTACCGACCTAAAAGAAAAACAACAAATCAAATATTTTAATTTATGGACTCAGAACTTTACAAATTGCAAATAAAGGCTCAGATGGGTCAACAGTATTTTAAAGTAAAAGCATCACGTCAGGAGCTGGAACAAAATTATCCACACAAGGTGGAACTTATTGAATCCATGAAGGAATCGGAATTGGAACTTTTAGAGATTCAAGCTGGCATAAGAATTTTTTGTGATGCCCTGACCTCTTTAGATAAAAGAACTTTTCAACTTGAGGCCCTTAACCTTAAGCTGGAGGTTCGTAACCAAGAGCTGGAAAAACTTAATCAATCATTAACCGAAAAAGTAAATTTGTAAATGCCTCGATGTAAAAATTGCAAGTCACGTTTTGAAACTCGGTTTAGTACCCTTGAGAAATATTGTTGGGATGTAGATTGTAAAACAATCGAGGCCATGGAAAAAATACGCAAAAAAAAGGACTTAGATGCCAAGAAGCAAAGAAGAGAATTAAAACAAAAAAAATCTGACCTTGAGACTGTTCAACAAATGGCCAAGAGGGTGCAAAAGACTGTTAATTTGTATGTAAGAAAAAGGGACCAAGGTAAACAATGTATTTCTTGCAATAAGGTTTTAAAAGGGAAGTTTGATGCCGGACATTACTACCCAGCCGGAACGTGTTGGGCATTACGCTACGATCTGGCAAATATTTGGGGCCAATGTGTTCGATGTAATAGAGACCTTCATGCTAACCTTATTGAGTACCGAAAAAAGTTAATCCTGAGGATAGGTCAAGAGGAGTTGGAGCGTTTGGATAAGCATTGCCATGATATTCGAAAGTTTACAAAGCATGAGCTGGAGGTGATACTGAAAACCTTTAAAAAAAAGATAAAAGACTTGGGCAATAATTAATTTAATTTTAGTATATTGCCAAGATTTAAATAATGTTTAATTAAATTTATTACCGACTATGGAACGGACAATTGTAAGTAAAGCACCAAGGAGAGGGGTGCGACAAAAATACCTCAACTACATTAGTGACGTAAAGAGAGAAATTGAAGATAATCCAACAAGACCGGATTTTTCGACTCTTAGGAGAAGGCACAGAGTAGGGAGCCAGCTCACGACAATAATGAAGGAATTAGGTTTTTATGTTAAAAGGCAAAACGGTTTCTATTATTGGACTGGTGACGTTCCCAGCTTACAAATGAGCGATATGGTTAGGGAAAACCTTCACGAGAGTAATCGAAAATTTAAAGCCAAGGCTTTTGCATTAAAAGAGGTAGAATCAAATCAATTTAAGATCTGGACCAATAAGCCTGAGAAAAAAACCAAATTAAGGCGATGGAATACCATCTTATCTTTTACAATTTTTAGACTAAAATTCAAACTTTATAAACTGAAATAACATGACTCAAGTAGTAAAAAAGACAACAACAAAAAAGGTTCCATTAAAGATTGGAATCCATGAGGCTTTGGCAAATTTTCAAATGGATATGCCGCCCCTTGCACATAACTCAAAAGGTTACGGTTACACTTACACGGACCTCGGTGAAATAATAACCAAGGCAAAACCAATATTATTCAAACATGGCCTTATGATTACGCAACCACTTGAAGGCTCAAAATTAAAAACTATATTACATCACATTCCAAGTAAAGAGGAAATAATTGGATGGGTCGAAATACCTCAGGACGTTGAACTCAGGGGGCAGAATTCTTTTCAGGTTTATGGTTCGGCCTTGACCTATTTCCGGAGGTACTGTTATGTTTCTCAGACTGGAATTGTTTCGGATGCCGACTCGGATGCCTCAGGGCAAGAAGTTAAAAAGGAAAAGCCAGCTCAAAAGTCTTGGCCAACAATATCCGAAGTGAATTTTAAGAAGCTGGTGGATGCGTTTGGTTCTGAGGATAAGGAGGGAAATACTATTGATATTGATTGGTGCGTAAAAAGATATCATTTGAGTCCAAGCCAAATGAAACAAATAAAGGAGGTGGCCAATGGGTAAGTCATCGAGCTGGTACGCAAGGGCCTCGCAGATGGGTCTATTGATGTCCAAGGGCAAAAGTAAAGGCGAATTATTTGGAGCCGTTGCCGATAAAGTGATTAGGAATGCCGTGCTTTACAATAAGCACGGTATTGAAGAGGACATTTCATCAAAGTACACTAAAAAAGGGATTATCAATGAACCCATTGCCTTAAAGATGATAATGAAGTCAAAAGGCTGGAAGGACATGGATTTGAATAAAACAAGACTATTCAATGATTACGTCACCGGAGAGCCTGACCTTTGGGATAAGGGAATACTTGCAGACGTAAAATGTTCGTTTAATGCTCATACGTTTTTTGAAAAGGTCCCACTTAAGGAACTGAAAGACAAAAATTACATAATGCAGATGCAATGTTATATGTGGCTTTGTGATGTTGATGTCTCTTATTTGGCTTATTGCCTTACTGACCATCCACAATCTTTGGTTATGAAGGAAATTCAACATAAAACATATGACGAGCTGGACATGCCTCACAATTACGATAAAGACATGAGTGAAGTCGAGGAGCTGGTAAGTGAAAGGATTGAAAAACAATCTCAATTTAGTCACATACCTGAAGAGAAAAGAATCAAAATTTTTACTGTGAGAAGAGACGAGAGTCAAATCGAAACAATAAAGCAAAGAGTCATAGAAGCAAGGGAGCGATATGACCATTTTTATAACTTAATTTAATCAAAACGACATGAGTCAAGAATTGAAAAGGGCCACGGTCCTCAAAGTAATGGATATCAAAGTGATATCTGAAAAGTTTAAAGTACAAGAAGTGATTTTGGAATGTGGAGACAAGTACCCAAGTCCGGTGGCATTCAGGTTAAGTAATGACGTTATAGACAAATATCCGTTAAGAGCTGGAGACATTGTTTCAGATGTTTGTTACAATCTCAGGGGTCGAGAGTGGCAAAGTCCTCAAGGTGATATTCGTTATATCAACAGTTTGGACATTTGGAAGTTGACCGTAGGGGAGTCCAAAAAAGAGACCTCTGGTTCCACTAAAATGATGGGAGACATGGCCCAAGAGTTTAACGACTCTCAGGCAAATAGTAATGATGATTTACCTTTTTAATTATGGAAGCGATAGAACTGTCAAAAATTAACGAGTTGACTCGTGACATGATAAACAATTACATGGAAAAGAAAAAACTTACCATGCATAAATTTGCCAAAGAGTGTGGGATACATCAGTCCCAGCTTTGGGTTTATCTGAGAAGTGGGGACAAGACCAAGGGCCTACATAGTGGAACCTTGGAGCGAATAGGTGAATACATAAATGACAACCCATGAATGTACTGAGTTTGTTTGATGGGATATCATGTGGCCGGATTGCTTTGGAGCGATCTGGTCACAAGGTAACCAAATATTATGCATCTGAAATTGATGAAAAAGCCATTGATATATCTAAAAAAAATTATCCTGATATTGTCCAGCTCGGCAACGTGGAATTTATAACATCCGAGACCTTCATCAATACAAAAATTGATTTAATTATGGGGGGTAGTCCATGCCAATCATTTAGCAATGCCGGAGAGCGTGAAGGCTTTGAAGGGGAATCAGGATTATTTTGGGAATTTGTTAGGCTGGTAAAAGAGTTAAAGCCAAAATATTTTCTTTTGGAGAATGTCAAAATGAAAAAGGAATGGGTTCAAATTATAAGCGATGCCCTGGGGGTTTTGCCGATTGAAATTGATTCCCAGCTCGTTTCAGGTCAAAGGAGAAAAAGACTCTATTGGACAAACATAGCCGTATCACAACCTCAGGATAAGGGTATTTTATTAAGGGATATTTTAGAGCCTGAATGGGCCACAAAGTTTAATCTGAGTGATAAGGCCATTGATTACATGTCAAGGCTCAGAAACGGTAAACCTCGATGGGAATACCATACGAATCCCTTAGATGGAAAATCTGCATGTTTAACGGCCAACATGTATAAGGGAGTCCCTTATGGAGTGATAAAGGAGCAGATGAGAAGATTGACACCAAGGGAATGCGAAAGGCTCCAAACCCTTCCGGATGATTATACGTTTGGGGTGGCAAACACGAACCGATATAAAGCAATTGGCAACGGCTGGACCGTGGACGTTGTGGCCCATATTTTAAAAACATTGCAAACTTATTAAAATGGAAAACCAAATTTTTGAATACTACCGAGAAACCAAAAAAAAAGAAGAGAAGGCCGTGCGTTTTTTAAAATTACAAGGCTACACGGTTAGCAAGGACCTAAGTGAGAAAATTGAAAACATAATAATATGGTTCAGATCTGGCAAAAAAACGGCATTGGAATCATTCAGAGAATTAGAAAAGATTATGAGTGAAACCCAACCCATGAAGTGAGCTGGCAATCTTTTTTGTAACTTTGTTTTATGAGGCAATTACAATTTAAAGAGTTTGAACTTTTTCTCGGTAAAGATTTTACCGGACTCTTTGATTGGTTCCAGCTCACTCAATTAAATGGAGTGACAAGGGCAGAAGTTTGTCACATGCAAACAACAACTGAGCATTATATACATACGTTTGTTGATTACCATCCTACTGACACCTTTAAAGAATTGGAATATAAGCCTTATATGTATGTAAATTCAAACATGATTAATGACTTGCCAATATATGAGTCAAGCATCTACATTAGTCAGGCATGTCAAAAAATGGCTCAAATTTTAAGTGATGGAGTGGAGCCTGAACTTATTGAAGAGTTTGGGTCCAGCTTATCATTGGCCGTAATGGATGAACTGCATTACCCTGATGTATTCATGAAAATATGAGTATAGAAATCACATACAACTCTCAGGGATATCCATCTAAGAGATGTGTAAAATCAATACTAAAAAAGTGCAATACTGACGTTTTAAGAATTACATTAAATGCAGATTATGGCGAGAAAAAAGCTGGCATTCTTTGGAAGCCTCATTCGATGGATGAGCAAATGAAGGAATTCCAAGACGAATGCAAAGAGCTGGGTATTGAGTTTAGTCGTGAAAAATATACCGGCTTAATTCATTCAATTTGGTTCAAAAAAAAAGAGTACATTTGACAAGGTTACACAAATCCGAGGGGGGTGTAAATCGTGGCCAAGTCATAACGAAAAACTTACTATTTCCATAGGCATCCCCTTTTCGGTGCAAAAAGACAAATTTATAAATATGAAAAAGAATTTAATTGGAATACTGGGGGTTATATTGACCCCGATTTTTATGGTCATGTTTTTTGTTGACCGTGTATTTAGTGCGTTTTTATGGTGGCATCAATCCGACTCGTTAAAGTCTTGGATTAGTGACCATGAGAAGGTGGCCTATTCATGTATAAGAGTTTTGACCATTTTAACCATTTATACAACATATAAAATTATTAGCATATGGATTTGATTGAAATAGCAGAAAAGCACTTTCCTGAGACTATAAAGCTGGATAATTTAGACGAGGCAATTATTGGCCTGAAAGCAGAAAAAGAAGGCCGGAGCCGTTTGATTTATTCTAAGAGTAAAATTATTAAGATTCTTATGAAAAGGGATGGCATGAATTACAACACGGCCCTCGACTTTTTTTGTTACAATATTGACCGATTAGGAAAAAACGAAAATATGCCCTCAATAATGTTGGATCTGGATGGTGAGGAGCCTTATTTTGAGCTGGAACTAAAAGAGCAAGACCATGAATAAAGTAAAAATACCGATAAAAGCCATTTTAAGAGGTTTTAAGAGACTTTGGCCCTTTATTAGTATTGCACTAAAGGGGATGAAAAAATCCAGGCTTAAAACGAAAAAATCCAAGCCCAAAATTGTGGACCCCAAAAACTTAGAAAAAATAAAGGAGGGTAAAACAAAACAAAATGGTTAAGACATCCAGCTATATAGATGAGGATACAAGAAAACGAGAGTATGGTCATTACGTTAGTGTAAGGCGATACTTTCCTTTAAAGTTGACGTTTGAACAGTATTTGGGTTATATTGGTCGGCCCTTGTTTCTGAACATCAAAAACTCGAAACCAAAAAGATACCGAATCAAAAAAAACCATAGGGAACTATTAAAGAAAACGACAAGAATAGAATACCATGAAGAGTATTAAGAAACTAATAAGAAAGCTGGCCGTTAAGTTAGGAATGAAAACATACACGGAAAAGGAAATGAGACTCATGGGCATAGGTATAGCCGTAGTGGAAGAGTACATAAATAACCGAAAGTTTAGAAGGTCCCTAAAAGACACTAAACTCGACAACCAGCTCAAGCAATCCATTAATGAATGGAAATGATTAGGCTCATGATCTGGAAACATTAGAGCATAAAAAAAGGAGGGAATAAGACAAAACCCTCCTTTTACCTGAATAGAACTTTTGCATGTATGACTCAGGCTTTGAGAACAAAGATAGGCATTAATTGTAAAAGATTTTCAATGACAAAAACTGACATTAAAAAAAAGGCAATGCTGGAGGCAATGACTAAGACTCTCGGTATTGTCTCGGATGCATGTAAAAATGTAGGCATCGCAAGGCAAACCCACTATGAGTGGATGCGTAAGGATTTAGATTATGCAACGGCCATCAAAGACATCGAGAATGTAACCCTCGACTTTGCAGAGTCCAAACTGCATGAGCAAATAAGGACCGGAAACGTGGCCTCTATAATATTCTTTTTAAAGACCAAGGGCAAGGTGAGGGGATACATAGAGCGACAAGAGTTGAACGTCTCATCTGAGACCCCTGACCTATCAGGTTTGACTACTGAGGAACTCATGGACTTAGTCAATAAGTCAGATGGATAAGAAGGCCATCGCTTTAAAACTATTTAGGCAAGAGCTGGCAAGGAGAAAACTTTGGCAATTCTGCCTTTACATGGATTACGATTTTTTCCAATCGAGGCCGTTCCTGAAACAAGTGGCCGATGCCTTCCAAGATATTGAAGAGGGTAAAATAAAAAGCCTATCGGTATCAATGCCCCCACGAGCTGGCAAGTCTTATATTACCAGCTTATTTTGTGCGTGGACCTTGGGCCGTAATCCAAGCGAGTCGGTTATGCGTAACACATGCACGGCCACCCTATACTTAAAGTTTTCATACGATGTCAGGAACATAATCAAAAGCGATTTATTCAAAGAAGTATTCACCAAAGTAAAACTCTCAGACGATAAGAAAAACCTTCAAGGGTGGAACACAAATAAGAGCAAACAAGTCGGCTACTTTGGAGCTGGAGTTTCTGGTACAATTATAGGATTTGGGGCCACAAAAGTAGGTATAACGGATGACCTTTATAGAGGAGTTGAGGATGCCCTGAGTGATACAATTAACGACCGGATTATCCAATGGAAACAAGCCACCCATGACTCACGATTTGAGTCAGGATGTTCACGGATTGACATAGGGACTCGGTGGTCCACGTCTGATATTATAGGCATCAACATGGATGAAAATATCTACGATCTGGCCATCATTATTCCAGCTCTCGACTCTGAGGGCCGTTCATTTTGTGAGTCGGTAATGACTACTGATGAATACATGGAGACAAAGAAAAGGACCACCAAAGAGATATGGCTGGC